TAACAAAAATAAGTTAGAAATTAAGGAAATGTCTTTAATGAACAAAGAGTTAGCTGAATATCTATCTAAAGGTATTCCAGCACTTTCGGAGTTATAAAGGGATAATATGCAAGGTATAGAACACATCCCTAGTGAAGAAGATAAAAAGCTAGTAAGAACATTAGTAGCTGTAGGTATTACTTTTGAGGATATAGCTAGTAAACTAGACATAAGCTCTGATACGCTAGTGAAGCATTATAAAAGAGAATTAGATGATGGTCGTATAGATGCTAATGCGTCTATTGCACAAACCTTATTTCAACAAGCTAAAGGTGGTAACACAAGTGCTGCTATATTCTGGCTAAAGACTAGAGCTAGATGGAAAGAAACAACAGCACATGAAGTTAGTGGTCCAGAAGGACAACCCTTACCTATCAGCATTGGATTAGACTTTGTTAAACCAAAAGACGATAGCCCAGTTTCCTGACAAGCTAGACTTCCTATTCCAACCACATAGATACAAGGTAGCTTATGGTGGTCGTGGTAGTGGAAAGTCTTGGGGTATGGCAAGAGCATTACTATTACAGGCAAGCAATAAGCCATTAAGGATACTTTGTGCTAGAGAAATTCAAAAGTCTATCAAACAGTCTGTTCATACATTACTTGACGACCAAATACAAGCACTTGGGCTTGGTGCATTCTACGAGGTCTTGGAAGCAGAAATTCGTGGTCTTAATGGTTCAAGTTTTAGCTTTACTGGTCTTGCTACAAATACTGTCGAGTCTATTAAGTCTTTTGAAGGCTGCGATATAGTATGGGTAGAGGAATCACAAACAGTTAGTAAGAAGTCATGGGATATTCTTATACCCACTATAAGAAAGCCTGACTCTGAAATATGGGTATCATTTAACCCTAATATAGATACAGACGATACATACCAAAGGTTTGTTATCAGTCCACCGGATAACGCTAAAGTCGTTAAAGTTAATTACCATGATAACCCATGGTTTCCTGAAGTCTTGGAAATAGAACGTCAACATAGTGAGAAGACTAACCCTGACTATGACAACATCTGGGAAGGTGATTGTAAGGCAGCAGTTGATGGTGCTATCTATGCTAATGAGATAAGAGAAGCACAAGAAGCTGGTCGTGTTACAGCAGTTCCTTATGACCCTATGTTAAAGGTTCATATCGTCATGGACTTGGGATGGAACGACAGTATGTCAGTTATCCTATGCCAACGTGGTGTATCAGATATAAGAATTATAGGTTACATAGAAGACGATCACCGGACACTAGATAGTTATTCAGCACAGTTAAAAGACTTATCTTATAATTGGGGAACAATGTTTCTACCACATGACGGACAGTCTAAAGACTTTAAGCATGGTATATCAGCAGAAGACATCATGCGTAAACGTGGATGGGATGTAAACATAGTGCCAAAGAATGATATAGAGTCAGGTATTAAGTTATCTCGCATGAACTTCCACAGAATATACTTTGATAAGTCATCATCTCGTTTAGTGGAATGTTTAAAGAATTATCGTAGAGCTATAAACTCTGCAACCAATGAGCCTGGCGCACCACTACATGACGAGTATTCTCATGGAGCTGATGCCTTTAGGTATTTATGCACATCTATTGAGAACATGAAGAATGAATCATGGACATCCAATAAGATACAATATAATAATATGGGAATTGTTTAATGAAATTATCAGACAGCGAAATAGTAGCTAGAATAGAAGCTGAAGAAAGTAAGTCTTATGGTGTCAATGACTCACAGTTGTCATTTGAACGATCAGAGGCTATTAACTTTTATCTAGGCTTACCTTTTGGCAACGAAGTAGAAGGTCGTAGCCAGGTGGTATCTTATGACGTGCAAGATACTATTGAGTCTGCACTTCCACAATTACTTAAAGTCTTTGTAGCTGGTGATAAAGTTGTTACCTTTGACCCTAAAGGTCCAGAAGACCAAGATGCAGCAGATCAAGAAACTGATTATGTAAACCATGTAGTCATGGAAAAGAATGCAGGCTTTAACATATTCTATGTATGGTTTAAAGATGCCCTATTAAGTAAGAACGGATACGTCAAGGTTTATACTGAAACTGAAGACGAGATGGAAGAAGTAGAGTATAGCGGTTTAACAGACGCACAACTCCAGATGCTTGCTTCAGATGATAAGACAGAAGTATTAGAACATACCGCTTATCCTGACCCTAGTGTAGATATAGCTATGCTTCAACAACAAGCTATGATGAATAACCAAGACCCTATGTCTATCATGCAACCTATGTTACATGACGTTAAGCTCAAAGTAACAGAGAGCAAAGACAGTATCAAGATAAAGAACGTAGCACCTGAAAACATTATGGTATCTGTAGACACTACAGGTCCTTCACTTAATGACTCTCGCTTTGTGCAACATAGAGAACTCATGGCAGTTGCAGAGGTAGCAGAAGCATTTAACCTTTCAGAGTCTAAAGTGGAAGGTATCATGTCTGACATTAGAAGCGTATTTGAGCAAGAGTCTAATGCAAGAGATATTTATAGTGAGGAATTTGACAGAGCTGTAGATGAACATGATGCGTTAGTCAAAGATACTTACATTAAGATCAATGGTGAAAGATGGCGTTACGTTGTATTAGGTAACGAAATTATCTATAAAGAAAAATGCGAGTATGTACCATTCGCTTGTATTACTCCTATGATAATGCCACATAGACACATAGGTCGTAGCTATTCAGACTTAACACAAGATATACAAATGATTAAGTCTACGCTATTGCGTGGACAACTAGATAATATGTATCTAGCTAACAATGGTCGCTATGCCATATCAGACAGAGTAAACCTAGATGATATGCTTACATCACGCCCTGGTGGTATTGTGCGTGTTAGTGGTGAGCCTGGTTCAGCTATCATGCCATTACAGCATCCACCATTACCTGCATCTACCTTCTCAATGGTAGAGTATATGGACTCTATGAAAGAAAAGAGAACAGGTATTACAGCATATAACCAAGGGTTAGACTCTAACTCACTAAACAAGACAGCTTCAGGTGTTGCTCAAATTATGAGTGCAGCACAACAACGTATAGAGTTAGTCGCAAGAACATTCGCAGAAACAGGTGTCAAAGACTTATTCCAATTAGTCCATAGGTTAGTGAGAACAACACTTACTAAACCTGACATTATCCGTCTACGCAATAGATGGGTAGAAGTAGACCCTAGAGAATGGAAAGCTCGTAAAGATATGTCTATCTCTGTAGGCTTGGGTGCAGGTAACAAAGACCAACAACTTATGCACTTAACCACTATCTTACAGATGCAAAAAGAAGCTATCCAAATAGGTATCACTAGCCCTGAAAAGATATACAACGCACTTGCTAAACTGACACAGAATGCAGGCTTTAAGAACCCAGAGGAATTTTGGACTAACCCTGCTAATACACCTGAACAAGAAGGTCAGCAACAAAAGCCTACAGAAGCAGAGATCATGGTGCAAGGTCAGCTACAGATAGAACAACAAAAAGCTCAAGCTCAAATGATGCAAGAGCAAGAACGTAGTAAGAATGATATTATTATTGAACGTGAGAAGATTATTGCACAGGCAGAGTTAGAAAAGTTTAAAGCTCAACTGAAAGCTGAAACAGACCTAGCCATTGCACAACTTAAAGCTCAAGCAGGCATACTATGACACATAAAGTAGTACAAGTTAAACCACTAGATAAAGATACAATTCTTTACCATGCGAACATGAATGGTTTAATAGACTATATGAGTTACGATATTCCTTATCCTTATTATTATGTTCCTCAAGGAATAACACCAGATATGATATATAAATTTGCAGATGATATTTTAAAGGCTCAAAATGAAAGATAAAGCACTAGAAGAAATTAAGTTAGGTGAACAAGCAGGTGTCGTATTAGAGAACCCAGCATTCATTAACGCTATGCAAGCTGTTAAAGATAACATTATCAAAGCTATGGGAACTAGCGGATTAGGTGATGAACAAACACATAACAGACTAGTGATCGCATTACAATTATTAAACCAAATAGAGAAGCAACTTACTGATGTCATGCAGACAGGTAAGATGGCATCTATCCAAACAAGTAGTAAGTTAAAGATATTTAGGTAAGGACAAGCCTACTTAAAGCTCACTTTAGTGAGTTTTTTTATTGTCTATTTTTAAGGAAATATTATGAGTGACCAAGCTAATGAGCAGTCACCACAAAGTCGTTTAGAGGCTATGTTGGATACTGTTGAAGACCAAGACGTAATAGTTGAGGAAAAACAACCACCGGTGGAAGCTGATGAAACTGAAGTAGAAGCGGAAGCAGAAACTACAGATGAAGAAGCAACAGAAGATGCACCAGATGACCAAGCAGAAGAAGAAGGTGACTCGAAAGAGGAAACGCCTGCCTTACTAAAGCTAAAGGTAAATGGTGAGGAAATTGAAAAACCACTTGATGAAGTAGTAGCACTAGCACAACAAGGACTTGATTACACCAAGAAGACACAGGAAGTAGCAGAACAACGTAAGGAACTTGAAGCATACTCACAGAACATAAAGGTTCAAGAGGAAAACTTTAGGCAACAAGTTGAGCTACAAAATATGTTAATTGGTGAAATAGCACAAATTACAGCACTAGACCAACAACTGAACCAATATGCTAACGTGAATTGGAATCAGTTATCTGATAGTGACTTTGTAGAAGCGCAAAAACTTTTCTTTACATATAACCAGCTACAGCAAGAACGTAGCACATTAGTTTCACAGTTTGAAGCCAAAAAGCAGGAAGTCGTTAGTAAGCAGACGCAATTGATGCAAGAGAAGATCGCAAAAGGAAAAGAGTCTTTAGCCAAAGAGATACCAGGATGGAGTCAACAGACTACCCAAGACCTATTATCTACCGGTAAGGATTATGGCTTTTCAGATGCAGAACTCAATTCAATTGTTGACCCTCGTCACGTGAAGGTACTGCATGACGCTATGCAATGGCGCAAACTACAACAGAACTCTAGTGTAAAGAAAAAAGTATCTAGCGCAAAACCGGTAGTGAAACCTGGTTCAAAAGATACACAAACGCAGGCAAGTTCTAATGCGAAGAAGATGCGTGATTCGTTACGCTCAACTGGCAAACAAGAATTTGCTCAACAACTTATAGAACAGATGATCTAGGAGAAATATAATGGCAATAGCCGCAACGAATAGTTATAATGGAAAGGGAATTGCAGAGTCTTTTGAAGATGTTATTTTTGACATCTCACCAGAAGATACTCCGCTACTTTCAGC